GTAAGGGCATCGGCGGTTCCGATGCCTCTGCTATCCTCGGATTAAATCCGTATAAAACAAACCAGGAACTGTGGATGGAGAAGAAAGGACAGATGTCTCCTGTGGATATTTCGGGCAAATCATATGTCAAGTATGGAAACGATGCAGAGCCGCTGCTTAGAGCATTGTTTGCTTTAGACTATCCGGAATATACGGTTGAGTATTACGACAACAACATGCTCATTAATAAAAAATATCCCTGGGCACACGCTTCCCTGGACGGAGAATTGATAGACAGTGAAGGACGAAGAGGTATCTTAGAAATTAAAACCTCGAACATACTGCAGTCCGTGCAGTGGCAAAAGTGGGATAACCAGATACTGGACAACTATTACATACAGGTCCTCCACTACCTGCTGGTTACGGAATATGATTTTGTCGTGCTGAAGGCACAATTAAAAAGTGTGCGTGATGGCGAAGTGAGACTTACAACAAAGCACTACTACATTGAAAGGGAAGAAGTGCTTGATGATATTGAAATGTTAAAAAACGAAGAGGAAACGTTCTGGCACAGCCTGCAAAGCGGACAGGAGCCGGGGCTTCTTCTTCCGGAAATATAGAAGGAGGGGTAATCAAATGGAGTTAAAGATTTATAACCCACAGGCAGACGGCTTTTTAAAAGCAATTGATTGGAATTTTGAAGAGTTAAAAGAAGAAATCACAAAGAAATCAAGCGATTATCTGAATCTCGTTTATAGCGATGACCAGATAAAAGATGCAAAGCAGGACAGAGCAAACTTAAGAAAGCTTGTTACTGCTCTTGAGAATAAGAGAAAAGAGATTAAGAAAGAAATCATGGTTCCTTATGATGATTTTGCTTCAAAGGAAAAAGAACTGGTTGAGATCATCAATGGAGCAATCGAGAATATCGATACACAGGTAAAAGGATATGAAGAAGGATTAAGGCAGGAGAAGCTTGCAAAAGTCAAAGAGATTTATAAGGAGTGCATCGGTGATCTGGACAGAACAATTCCTTTTGATAAGATTTTTAAAGAATCCTGGCTGAACGTCTCTACAACATTAAAATCCATAAAAGAGGAGATTATCACTATCCGGGAAAAGGTAGACGGGGATTTAAAGATTATCAATGCAGAAAACAGTCCTTATATCTATGAGATGAAGGAAGAGTATTTAAAAGACTTTGACCTTATGGCGGCAATGGCAAAAAAACAGCAGCTTGAAGATACAGCAAAGAAGAAAGCCCTTTACGAAGAACAAAAGAAACAGGAAGCAGAAGAAAAAGAGCGCAGGAGAAAAGAAGAGGCCGCCAGGGTAGAAATGGCCGGTAAGGTACAGTCTGCCCCTATTCCGGAAAAACAGCCGGATCCGGCAGGTATTGTTACACAGCAGCCGGCTATCGCAGAAAGTTATCAAGAGCAGGCTGCAAAACTCAGACGTAAAAGAGTAGTGATTGAGATTACAGCGAACGAAACACAGTATGCTTACTTAAATGAAGTGTTAATAAAATTAAAGAACAATGCTGAGAAAGTAGAGATTTTAGAGAAGGAGGAATTATAAATGGCAGTATCAAACACATTGGCAAAAAAGAGAACAGAAGCTTTTCAGAATGTTCAGTCCGCTTCTTACGAGGTAGGAGGCATGAAGATTGAACTTACTCCGGAGATTGTAAAGCAGTATATGGTTTCCGGAAACAAGGATAACGTCACAGTAGATGAAGTTATCATGTTTATGAATCTTTGCAAGAACAGTGGCCTTAATCCGTGGGCAAAAGAAGCGTACTGCATTAAGTACGGAAGTGAGCCAGCAACGATGGTTATCGGTAAAGAAGCTTATATGAAACGTGCAGAGGCAAATGATAATTACGATGGTTTCGAAGCCGGAATCATTGTTCTTGATGCACAGACACAGGAAATAATACATAGAACCGGTTGTTTTAAGCTGCCTTCCGAAGAGATTCTCGGAGGATGGGCGAAAGTTTACCGCACCGATCGCACTCATGCATACGAAGCAGAGGTTTCTTTTGATGAATATGCCGGTAGAAAGAAAGACGGAAGCTTAAATGCCCAGTGGAGTAAGAAGCCATCTACAATGATCCGCAAGGTTGCATTGGTACAGGCTTTAAGGGAAGCATTTCCTTCGGCATTCGGCGGCATGTATACGGCAGAAGAAAAGGGATTTGCAGAAGATGTTGCTGGTGAGGTTTATGTTCCTCCGGTAGAAGCTGCGGCAATCGAAGAAAAGGCAATGATACAGCCGGAAGTGGTGGCTTCTGCTATAAAGGAGCCGGCATCTGATCAGGGACGTTCGCAGGCACCAGAAGGCCAGCAGACATTTTTTTAAAGGATTAAAGCAATGACGGAAATTCATTTTACAGTGCCCGGACCTCCGAAAGGAAAGGCCCGGGCCAGGACCGTACATACAGGCGGTCGAACATTCTCGTACACCCCAGAGGGAACAGTTCTTTATGAGAACCTAGTAAAAACTTGCTTCTACCAGACTGGGGCGCATCCCTTTGATGCGGATGAGGAGCTTAAAGCAAATATCATAGCATATTACCCGATCGCAAAGAGTACGAGTAAGAAAAAGCGGCAGCAGATGCTTGCCGGTCTTATCCGGCCGACAAAGAAGCCGGATTTAGATAATGTTATAAAGAGTATCTTAGATGCGTTAAACAAGGTCGCTTATCATGACGATACGCAGATTGTTTCGTTGTCTGTAGAGAAATTTTATTCAGGCTCTCCGAGGGTGGAGGTCAGTATAAGTAACTTAGAAAACAAATCATAGAAAATTAAATATTGAGTCCTGAAAGGAGTCTTATGACATATTTAGATATGCTCAATAATTTTTACGATTTTTGCGAGTGCAACGTCGTTTCTGGAAATGCGCAATTGCTTTTTCATACACTTTTAATGATCAACAATAGGTGCGTTTGGGAACAATGGTTCTCTCGCACTAACGTAAGTCTGAGCGAAAGAATGGGTATTAGTGAGAAAGCCTTTATTCGTGCCAGGAACGAGTTGAAGCAACTTGGGTTGATTGATTTTATATCTTCAAAAAAGCGAGGGACATGCACTAAGTACTGCATTTTGTACAATACAAATGACAGTACAAAAGAAGTACAAAAGAAGCACAAAAGAAGTACAAAGGAAGTACAAAAGGCTGACATAAATAGATATAAGACAGAGACTAAGATAAAAAAAGATATATCTGACGATATATCTAAAAAAACACGCACAATCTTCAAAGCACCGACTGTGCAGGAAGTGAGGGATTACTGTGAGCAGAGAAACAACAGTATCGATGCGGAGTATTTCGTAGATTTTTACACATCGAAGAACTGGATGGTGGGGAAGAACAAAATGAAAGACTGGAAGGCGTGTGTGAGAACTTGGGAACGTAATAGCAAGCAGGAGAACCCCGCTAAGCAGCAGGCAAGCAGGAATGGATTTCACAATTTTGAGCAGCGTGAATATGATTACGGTGCACTGGAAGAGAGGCTCACGGGAGGTAGATAACAATGATAAAAACAGACACTGAAAAATTGACTGTAGAGATGGAAGGGAATCTTGCGGACTACATGATGGATTTCGTGCTGATTGTAGAAGGAATAAAAGAAGAAGTTTTGAGAGAAGACTTAAGACATATGAAAGAGATTGCTAATATTGCCTTTGATACAGAGAATCCAGAAGAAACAGCAGAAAAGATAGAAGAATATTTTAGTCGCTTAAAGCTGGACACGCCTCTTTAGAGGATTTTTACATTACAGCAACTTGTTAACCGCTCCATGTGCGAACACGGAGCTATATGCCATTGATTCCCCGGCAATGCCGGGGAGAAGGAGTAAACATGACAGAAAAAATTTTAAAAAATAACCAGGCAGTAGTCGCAGGAGAAATTATCTCTGATTTTGAATTCAGCCATGAGGTTTTTGGAGAAGGATTTTATTTTGTGAAGTTAAAAGTGAGCAGACTTAGTCACTCAAGTGATATTATTCCGTTACTTGCATCAGAACGGCTTATTGATGTGAGTGAATCGCATATAGGTCAGTTTTTGGAAGCTCGTGGACAGTTCCGTTCGTATAACAAACAAGAAGGCAATCGAAGTCATCTGATTTTATCCTTATTCGTGATGGAACTTGAATTCATCGACAGTATAGAGAATCGAAATCCAAATACGATTTTTCTTGATGGATATATCTGTAAAGAGCCAGTATATAGAACAACACCTCTTGGAAGAGAAATTGCAGATGTGTTATTGGCTGTAAACAGGGCTTATGGCAAGTCTGATTATATTCCGTGCATATGTTGGGGACGTAATGCGAGATATGCAGGTAACCTTACAGTGGGAAGCAGGATTCAGTTACGGGGACGTATTCAAAGCAGAGAATATCAGAAACGAATTGGAGAAGGTAAGGTAGTTGATAAGATAGCTTACGAAGTTTCTGCAAGCCAGATGGAATACATCGAGGAGGAAGAATGAAGAAGATTGAAATAGATATCCCTCTTGAGGCTTACACAGACAATGTCAGAAGAATCATCGAAAGAAGCTTACATGATTTAGAAGCAGAGCCCCCCTATTTGACTTCATTTCTTTGTGATCCGAAGCTGACAGAAGAAGACTTAGAGACAGCACTGCATATCTTAGAAAAAGCAGGAACAGAATTAACAAAACAAAAGTTTATTAGAGCAGAGCTGGAAGCCAGAAAAGAAGTAGTTAATCCGGAAGTATTCCCAGAAGACTTAAGAAAGGATTGGGAAGATATGCGAAAAGCTGCAGAAAGGAGAAGAAAGAGATGATTGACGAAAAAAGACTCATTAAGGAATGTGAAGAGAGATTACTTGTAGGCACAAACGTAATTAAGCTGATTGAAGAGCAGCCTAAAATTTGTGAATGGATACCGTTAGAAGAAAAAACACCCCAGAACGGAGAACATGTATTGTTATCATTTGCAAATGAGAAGCAGGAGCCGCTTGTAGGCACTTGGAAAGTAGATGATGAGGGAGGAGCTTTTTATGCTCCATTTACAGGCAGAACATATGCATCTTTAGGTTGTTTTGTAACAGCATGGATGCCGCTGCCAGAACCGTACAAACCAGAGGACATAAAAGAAGCACCTTGGAAAAATAGAGCATTAGGTGATTTCATGAAAGGAGCAAACAGATGATTAATCCATGCGTGAAATGTCCCGAAAGAGACCGTTGCGAGGGAATGAATCAGCCATGTAAGCAAGGTAAAGCCTACCAGAAGTGGAAAGCTGGATGCAAGAGAGTGGCGGAGCATATAAAACGGGTGAATAAGAGGAAGAAGTAAATTATGAGTCACGAATACAAAATATTAGAACAAATGCTTATCGAAGGGAAGATAAGCCGTCAGGAGTTTAAAGAGAGGATAGATGCTGAATACAATAAATTGGAGCGGGAGCTTATGAACGATGAGATCGCACCGGATGAACATGTTGAGAGATATAATGCTTTGATGGAGCTGGAGCCTCAGTCGTTCGGACCACCGGAGTTGCATGAGCATATTTGAGAGGAGCAAAGAATGAGTATAACAGAAGCAATAGTAATTATAGCAGCATTAATTTATACAGGATTTGTATCTTACATACTTAACAAGTGAGGCGAGAATATGGGAAGAAGTATTTATCTGACAGAAAAAGAAATACTTGCATTGATCGATGCGTCAAGTGAGTGGGTTGACATGATGATGAACGGCGGTGTTCCGGCGATGCAGGAAGCAGACAATAAATTAAACGATGGTTTGGGACGAGCCTTGAAAAAACTATATAAGGGAAGAAATGGGGAAAAGGCTTACGAGGATTATTAGGGGGGGACGAGGATGGATACACGAAATCACGAACACTACAAAGACAAAACAGCACATGATGCGATTAAGGCAGCGGATAAGCCGCCGGATTCGGTAACAAGAACAATTAATGCTATGAAAGCAGTAGCGGCAATAGATGAATTTGAAGTATTTGGACGGATTAAACTCAGAGATAAGAAAACAGGCAAGATTTATAGATAGCAGGAAAGAGGTGATTCCGTTGGAAAAGTCAGTCCTGATCCAGTACTGCGATATGCAAGCGGAGATAAAAGAGTTAAGGAGACTCATAAAAATGACGGAGGAGCGATTAGAGAAGATTGAGAAAGAAGGAGCGGTGAGCGATGTAGTGTCAGGCGGCATGGGAGGAATACAGCATTTTAAAGTGACGGGTTTCCCTACTCCAGAACACGCAAAAGTAGAACAATTATTAGTATCAAGGCGGCAACGCTTGAAAATGAAAGAAACAGAACTTCTCGAAATTACGAATCAGGCAGAAGAATACATAGAATCTATTGAAAAAAGCGAAATTCGAATCATGTTCCGTTTGTATTATATCGAAGGATTGACTTGGGCACAAGTAGCTTACAGAATGAATAATCTATTTCCCAAAAGAAAAGTAACTTACACTGAAGAGAATTGCAGGAAAAGGAATTTTAGATTTTTTGAAGAAAATTTGAAAATGTCCCCCAATGTCCCCTCAGAGTATGATAAAGTGTAAAATGAAATAAAAAGGCATAGCCGCCTTGGTTATTTCTCCGTAAAACTTTCTTGAGATACATCCTACAGAAATGTAGGGTGTATTTTTGTTATATAAAAAATCGTAGTAGTATGGAAATTTATCGATATATATTGTAAAATAAAGAAAAATGTTTTACGGAGGAAAAACAATGAAAAGGAATACAGTGGCTTTTTTGAATATGAAAGGTGGAGTATGTAAAACATCGTTGTGTAAGGAAATAGCCTTATACTTATCAGAAGTATATCAGAAGAAAATACTTGTGATAGATATAGATCCACAATCTAATTGTACTCAGTCATTTTTTGAGCGATATAAAATTTTTAGTGGAGAGCTAATTACTGATACATCAAATATTCAGTCGATTCAAAAAATTTTTTCTCCAAGCATAGGAAGATTGGAAAAACCATCACTTGATGAAATAATTTTACAGCTTTCCGATAATTTACATATTGTTCCGGGTGAATTAGAAACAATCTTTATGGAAAGAGAAACTGCAAGCGGAGTCGCCGAGCAAAAATTACGTAATTTCATAGAGGATAATCAGCTGCAAGAGAGCTATGATTATATTTTGATAGATTGTCCACCAACATATTCATTCTATACTATAACAGCTTTATTGGCTACAGATTTATATTTAGTACCAGTAACACCAGATGCATATTCATTATTAGGAGTTAATCTTTTACAAGAGGTCATCATTCATTTAAAAGATAATTATAAGTCTAGTTTTCGAGAGAAACCTTTAGACAATCTAGGAATTATTTTTACTAAAATAACTAAAAGACCAAGAACTGGCATAAAAAATAATATGAGACAAATTAAAGAGGCTTATGCTGATCAAAATATGCCGTTTTTTGAAAATTCATATTTAAAAGCAGATAAAATTGCTACGGCCAAATTGTCCACATTTATCTTGGATAGAAAAGATGAAGCTTTAAAAGAGAACATGAAAAAGATATGTGAAGAATTCATAAGCAAAGTGGGGGAATATAATGAATAGAGAAATCTGGACAAAGAAAATAAGGTATATTAAAAATTTAAAAGACGAAGAATTGATTAGAATGGAGAGTTATTCGTTGATTGTTAGCTTTATGCTTTCAAAAGATGCATTTAAATTTAATGTTGATTTGAAACGATTTATAGAAAAATTAGGAATTGAGTGTAAACCATATTTACTAAAAAGCAGAACAGCAATATTGGGAAGAACTATAAGAGTATTAGAAAAGGCAGAAAAGCAGCAACTATTAAAATATGTCAGTGTTATAAGTGAAGAAATTGATAGTTTGCCAGAAACTCAGAAGCCAGAAACAGTAAATAAGAAAAATGAGAAGAACTATATGAAAGAAGTGCTTAAATTATATGGAAGAAAGGGAAACCAGTGAGTGAGTATTTAAAATTTATGGAAAAATATTTTCCATATTCTTCGAAAATTCCAAATGAAGATAAAATATATCAGCTTGTATGTGAAAATAATTTAATGGTAGGAATTATTCTTTCGAACATGGATGCAAGTAGATTTTATCTGAATGAAGAAAAATTAATATTTTATCGTAGATACAGAGATGGTGTTAATAAAATATTAATTTATATTCCCCTAAATGATGAAATTGGAATCTATGCTTGTATGAGATATTCAATAGAACAACTTTTGAAATTTATTTATTCAATTTATTTTGAAAAGAATATTGCTGATATCAGCAGAACGAGTTATAGATACATTAAAGAAGACATAAAAAAGAATGGAAATATTGATACAGATATAAAAGAATGTTTATTAAGATTATATACATATTATGCCAACTATTCAAATGATCTTCATGACAAAGAGGTAACCTGCAATAAAGAATTGGATTTTTTGGGAAATATAATTCAATCGGAAAATGAGTTCGCTGACGGGATAGAAAAAGATTTAAGAAATATACTCATTCTTTCTTATAAAATAATGTGTCATGTGTTTGATATAAAGTATAATTTATTGAATGTATCAGAAAGATCATCCCTTGAAAGTTTGAAGTCAAAAGGGGGAAAAAGGAAAATTTATAGTATTTTAAAAAGAGATGATATTACAGAGTGAGATAATATAGTAATTCAAGACCGCACAAAATGTGCGGTCTTTTTCTTATTCCCTTAGCTCAGTGGTAGAGCACAAATGTCCCAGGTTCGATTCCTGGAGGGGATATTTCCAAAACGAATAAAGAGGTGGTGATGATGCCGAGAAAGCCGGACGAAAGAATAATTCAGGCAAAAGAACTATACCTGAAAGGACTGAAATTAGTTGAGATTGCAAGTCAACTAAGTCTTCCGGAAGGAACAGTTAGACGATGGAAAAGTACTTATAAATGGGATAACGAACGTTCGGATAAAAATAGCGAACGTTCGGATAAAAAGAAAGGCGGTCAGCCTAGTAATAAAAATGCAGAAAAGCATGGTTTCTTCTCGAAGTATCTTCCGGAAGAGACCTTTTCTATTATCCAGGACATCGAGAAGAAAAATCCTCTTGATATTCTCTGGGAGAATATACAGATTGCTTATGCAGCCATCGTAAGAGCGCAGCAGATCATGTATGTAAAAGACCATGAGGATAAGACGATTGAAAAGATAGAGGAAAAAGAGGGAAATGTTATAGGTGAAAAATGGGAGGTACAACAGGCATGGGATAAACAGGCAACATTTTTAAAAGCACAGGCAAGGGCACAAGGAGAATTAAGGTCCTTGATAAAGCAATATGATGAACTGTTGCATAGTAATTATGAATTAGCAACAGAAGAACAGAAAGCAAGAATAGGAGTATTGAAAGCAAAGGCTAAAGTTGATGATCAGATATCTGTAGAGGATAAGGTGGCTAAGCTATTCGAAGCGATAGGCGGTGAGCTAGATGCTGAATCTGAATAATATTTATACGCAGAAGCAGATAGATATACTGAAAGCCTGCCAGAATACAGATTGGTTTATGCTGATCAATCATGGGGCGAAGCGTAGCGGTAAGACACAGCTAGACAATGATATATTCTTGCAGGAACTCATGAGGGTTCGGGGAATAGCAAATAAATTTGGGATAGATACTCCACAATACATTCTTGCAGGATATTCTTTTTCAAATATTCAGAAGAATATCCTCATAGAGCTATCTAATAAATATGGATTTGAATTTAAGTTTGATAAATACAATAATTTCACATTATTTGGTGTAAGGATTGTACAGACTTCTCATGGTTCAATATCTGGCTTGGGACGAATCCGAGGCATGACAGCTTTTGGAGCTTATATTAATGAGGCATCACTTGCAAATCAGGAAGTATTTGACGAGATTAAAGCAAGATGTAGCGGACCAGGAGCAAGAATTATTGCCGATACTAACCCAGACCATCCGGAACATTGGCTACTAAAAGACTACATCCAGTCAGAAGCAGCTGGGATTATGAGCTTTCATTTCCGATTAGATGATAATACGTTCTTGGATGAAAGATATGTGCAGCAGATCAAAGAAACAACCCCCAAAGGGATGTTTTATGATAGAGGTATTAATGGATTATGGGTATCGGGAGAAGGAGTTGTTTATCCGGAATTTGATAGAAATGTCCATGTAATCACGAGAGAACAGGCAAACGAGATAATATTTGACCGGTATTTTGCTGGTGTGGACTGGGGCTGGGAGCATTATGGAGCAATTGTTGTAATCGGAGTAAAAGGTGATGAGTATTACATCATAGAAGAATATGCAGCACAGCATAAATATATAGGTAAATGGATAAAGAGAGCAAAGGATGTTATCAGAAGATATGGTAACATCCCTTTTTATTGTGACCCGGCCAGAACAGAGCATATCTCAGCTTTTCAGAAAGCGGGAATATCCGCATATCTGGCAAACAACAGAGTATTGTCAGGAATTGAAGCGGTCGCAACGCTTATGACGACAAAAAAATTCTTTATTGTTTATGATGAATGTCCGAGATTCCGGGAAGAGATTTATAAGTACGTGTGGAAAAAGAACACAGGAGAACCATTAAAAGAGAATGACGATGTTCTTTGCGCAATCCGATACGGCATTTACTCCGATATGACAGTAAGAGAGATAGAAACTCCACAAAAACAGATACAGAACGCAAAGAGATTGAGAGGTATGTTGCGATGAGCGAGGAAACATTACATGTAAATGAATTTGAGAAAGATACAAAACCGGTGTATCGTTCTGAAAGAAATTTACAACAGAGATATGGGCCGGAAGCCAACTTCTCGTATCGTGCTCATAGTGCGGAAGAGATTTTGAGAGATAAAGCATTATTAAGGGAAATGATAATGAATCATCACGAGGTACAGTGTCCAAGGCTTGCGGCATTAGATGATTATATCAAAGCCAGAAATCCAACGATTTATAATGCAGAGCGGCGAAGGACGGAAAAAGAAAAGGCGGATTACAGAGTAGCTCACAATTTTGCTAAGATTATCAATGTATTTGACGTAGGATACAATACCGGGGTTCCAATAAAGAAGGTCAGCGAAGATGATAAGATTAACGAGATGATAAAAGAATATGACCGGGTAAATGATGTTGAAGCACTGGATGCGGAGCTGTGGAGAGATTTCCGCAAGTATGGAAGGGCCTATGAACTACAGTATCGTAATCAGAATGATGAGGATAGGTCGGTGATCAGTAATGTGTTTGAGACGTTCGTATGTTATGGATTGGATGTAGAACGCACACCTTTGTTTGCTGTAAGGTATCCGAAGTACAAGATCGGACAGGAAGAAAGGGTATCTATAACAGTCTATACAGATACAGAGACCATTACATATAAACCGACTACTGTAAACATTCTCAATCTGGAAGAAGAAAGCAGAGAGCGGCATTATTGGGGAGAGGTTCCCATCACAGAATACTCCCCGGATAGATATCGTCAGGGAGGATATGAGGATGTCACATCTTTAATAGATCTTTACGATGCAGCGGAATCGGATTCTGCAAACTATATGAGTGATTTTAACGAGGCAACACTTGCAATCACAGGCGATCTTGACATGAACAGATATACTGTTCAGGACATGATTGATATGAAAAATGCGAATATGCTGCTCTTAAGCAATGGAATCAATCCAGACGGAAGCAAGTCACAGACAGATGCAAAATACATCTATAAACAATATGACGTGACAGGGGTAGAAGCCTATAAGGAACGCTTACAGAAAGATATTCACAAGATATCCTTTGTGCCAGACCTTACAGATGAAGCTTTTGCCGGAACGCAATCAGGAGAAGCGATGAAGTACAAACTCTTTGGTTTCCAACAGGTATGTAAAACGAGCCAGAGAGGATTCAAGAAGGGATTAATGCGCCGCTATCGCTTGTTGCTTAATATCAAGAACTTTGTACAAGAAGCGGATAATGCAGACTTAGGAGAATTGCAGATTATATTTACTCCAAATCTCCCAAAAGCTATCCTTGAAGAATTGAAAGCTTTAGCAGATGCCGGAGCACAGTTTAGTCAGGAAACTTTGTTAGGGCTTGCTTCTTTCATCGAAGACGCACAGACAGAAATGGAAAAAGTAAAAGAGGAGGAAGAAGAAAATAAAAATGATTTAGTGTTGAATCAGATGTTTTCTCCAGTGCAGAGTAGTGCAGAGGAAGAGGTGAGAGCGGATGAAGGAGAATCCTAGTCGCTCATATTGGAAGAAACGAGAGGAACAGGCAAGAAAGGAACGTGCAAAACGAGAAAAAGGATATCAGGAAGAAATCAAAGAGATATATGAAGATATGCTCGATGATGTACAAAAGGAGATAGATTCATTCTATGCAAAGTATGCAAGAAAGGAAGGAATCTCTATAGGAGAGGCAAAGAAGAGAGCATCTAAACTTGATATTGAAGAATATGCTCGTAAGGCAAAGAAGTATGTAAAGTCAAAAGACTTCTCAAAAGAAGCAAATGAGGATATGCGGCTTTATAATATGACAATGAAAGTCAATCGCTTAGAACTTCTGAAAGCAAAGATTGCTTTAGAACTTACAGGAGACTTTGATAAGCTTCGGGATTACTACGATGAGGTGCTCACTGATGAAAGCATGAAAGAGTTTGAACGGCTTGCTGGTATTCTTGGTAAGACCATTACAAAAGCAGACACAGTAAAGAGAGTGAAAGCAATCGTAGGGGCATCCTTCCATAATGCAACCTTTTCGGAACGTATCTGGGGACAGAAAGAACTATTAAAACTTGAGGTAGAGAAACATCTTCGCACAGCTCTAATACAAGGGAAAGGCTCAAGGGAACTTGCCAGAAGACTCAGAAAAGTATTTGGAGTCTCTCAGTATAATGCAGAGAGATTAATGACTACGGAGCTTCGAAGAGCAGACAGAAGTTGCAAAACAATCTTATGAGAAGAATGGCAATGAAAAGTATGAGTATATGGCAACGGGACCACATCCATGTAAGATCTGCAAAGGATTAGATGGGAAGATATTTAATGTATCGGATATGATGCCGGGAGAAAATGCCCCACCTATGCATCCTCAGTGTCATTGTACTACTGGTCCAGCTCATGATATGGAAGATTATCATGCATGGCTAGATTGGCTTGATAAAGGTGGAACCACGGAAGAATGGGAACGCTTGAAAACACTTGGTAAATCTGATAAGATGCAGTTAACGAAGAAAGAAAAGAAAACACTTCTTGAATACAAGAGTTCAGCATCTTATAGAATTAATGAGCTACTAAGAAATCATAAAGATACAGATGAACTTCCAGAACAGGAACGAAAGTTTGTAGAAGAGTTAGATTCTGCTTTATCAAAGATGCCCAAATATGAAGGAAATCTTATACGGACAGTTGATTTTACGGCTTTTTCAGATAAAAATGAGAGAATTGAAAAATTTATGAAAGAGTATGTTGAAAATGAGACAGTCACAATAAATCAATATTGGAGCATGTCAAAAGAAAGAGGGTATAATGAAGATGCAGACATACAAATTTATGTTCAGTCCTCAAAGAAAGGAAGAGATATTAGTTCGATTGGCTTAGATGAAAAAGAAGTGCTTTATGAACGAAAACAAGAATTTTGTGTTGTAAAAACAGTGAATTACAACGGAAAATATTTCATACTTTTAAAGGAGCGATAGCGATGGGCTTAACAGCAAGAGAATGGATATGGCTGCCGCGAGATGAGCAGGAAAGAAGAAAAGGAGAATTATCTCAGCACGAATGTTTTTTACTTCGAACTAGATACGATGATGTACATCCTACGGAAAAGGAAAAAGCAAGTCTGACCCAGGAAGCAAAAGAGAGGATGCTACAAAAACCAAGTGAAGAAGAAATTCGAAAGTCAAAAGAAAGTGATTTAAAAGTAATGAAGATGTTTGGACTTATTCCAGAACAAGTGACATTTGAGGAATGGGAAAATGCAGGATATCCTATAGGATGGAAAAACGAGTGATTTTATCTGACTTCCATTATCAATACTTGTAAGTTTTGATAATGTACAGATAACAACGAAATATAGAGCGGACAGCTTTATCAAAACTTATTATCAAAAATAATACCATCAATCATTGCGATTGGTGGCATTTTTATACTTATTTTTAAGAAAAGGAAGGTAAGAGAACATGAAAAAGTATGTTAGAACAAAAGTAATTGAAGCAAGACCAATGACAAGAGGAGATTACAATAACTACAGAGGCTGGCAGATTCCAGCGGACGAAAATCCAGAGGACGCAGGCTATCTCGTGAAGTACAGCGATGATTATGTAAGCTGGTCTCCGGCATATGCATTTGAGGAAGCTTACAGAGAATATGATAAGAATAAGCTTCCAGCAACGGCGATAGGTATGATAAGTGAAGACTACAAAGAGCGTTTCAAAGCAGAATATAAGCAGTTAGAGATTCGCTTTGACGGATTAAGAAAAATGCTTAAGAAATGGGATGAGGGAACGCTTGCCTTTGAACCTACTTGCCCACGCAGCACTTACAATATGCAGCTTAAAGCTATGGCAGATTACATGGCGGTACTCGAAGCAAGAGCAGCAATGGAGGATGTAGACTTAATGATTTAATTGTGCCGGTGCAAGAAAGGAGAAAGACATGATCATCACAGGAATGGCACACTTTGAATCAGTGTGCAAAAGAAAATTGGTTGAATGGTATCGCAAAAACAAAGCGTGTGTAGAGATTGACCTCAGTAATGTATATATTGTCTGGTCTTGTAAGACATTACAAAATTACAAGTGTCTTGCATCAACAACAATTTCGGGTGACGGCATCTATGCCGAATATACCTATAACGGAGACAAACAGGAACTTTACGAAGATGTGTATGGGAAATTAACAAATACATGTCACACAGAAGAATAGGAGGTGATCCAGGTTATCTCCCACCGGCGGGGAATGACCGGAAAGGAAGGAGGGTTTCTTTTGATTGAAGTAAGCGTTCGAAAAGATGAAGTCAAAGTTAGCGGACATGCTGGCTTTGCAAAAAAAGGGGAAGACATTACATGTGCAGCAGTTTCAATTCTCACACAGAACTTAGTTAATTCTATTCAGAATTTGACACAGGATAAGAGCACTTGCGTAGTAAAATCAGGAAAAGTAATCATAAATTTAGATTTTGGGAGTCTGTCAGAGCAAACAAAAACTCTGATAGATTCTTTTTTTCTTGGTATTTGCAGTATAGCAAATGAATTTCCAAACAATGTAAAAATTGTGTAACTTATTATTTGTCCGAAATGACATTAAACTACCCAGAGTGACGGTTCGGACTTAGTACGGAGCGGTACAGAAAGGAGCAATATGAGTAAATACAAATTAGACTTACAGTTATTCGCAGAAGGAGACGGTGGTGGCGCAGGAGACGGCAGCGGAGCCGGAGCGGAAGGAACAAACGGAAACAACCAGGGCGGCGAAGGGAGTAAAGAAACTGTCAGCTTCGATGATTTTTTAGCACAGGAAGGAAATCGTGCAGAATTTGACCGCAGAGTACAGAAAGCAGTGAATACAGCTGTAGGAAATGCACAGGCAAAGTGGAAGGCACTGGCGGATGATAAGCTCTCAGAAGCAGAAAAGCTTGCACAGATGACCGAATCGGAAAAAGCAGAGTATCTTCGCAATAAAGAGAGAAGAGAATTTGAAGAAGAAAAGGCGAAATTTGAGCAGGAAAAGCTTCTTGTAGAAGTTCAGAAAGAACTGCAGGAGAAATCTCTCCCGTTAGGATTTGCAGAATCTTTAGCAACCATTATGGATGCAGAGAAGATTAAGACAGCGATCACAGATATTAAAAAGGTTTGGGATGCAGAAATCTCTGAGGCGATCAAAGCTAAGGCAAGGCAGACTCCTCCGCATGACGGCGGGGGAACTCATGCCGGAGGCAGAAGTAGAAATGCAAGTATTGCAGCAATGGCAAAACAGAGCAGAATCATTAAATAAAAGAAAGGATAGAGAAAATGCATAAAACAAAATTAGATTTACAGTTATTTGCTTCGGAATTTAATCCGGATAATGTAACAATGTATGAGAAAAAGGATGGAACAATCCCGGAAAAATACAATACGCTTATTTTAAAAGATGTTATGGAAAACAGTAAGGTCATGCAGCTTGCAAAGTATGAAGAAATGGATGGCAAAGAAAAGAAATTTGAATACTTTGCAAAAGGACCAGGTGCTTACTGGGTAGGTGAAGGCGAAAAGATTAAGACATCGAAAGCACAGTGGTTAAATATTAAGATGGTTGCCAAAAAGCTTGGTGTAATCATCCCATGCTCAAGAGAATATCTCCAGTATAAGATGTCCGATTTCTTCGAAGTTATGAAACCGAAGATTGCAGAAGCATTCTATAAGAAGTTTGATGCGGCAGCAATCTTAAATGTGGAAAATCCGTTTCCGCAGTCGGTAGACGATTCTACAGAAAAGGCAGGAAACACAATCAATGGAGAGCTGACCTATGACAATATCCTTGCCCTGGAAGACCTGCTGACAGACGAAGATTACGATGCAAATGCCTTTATCTCTACAAAACGGAATAGAAGCACTTTAAGAAATGCTCACAAGATTGAGAACGGTGTTGTTATTGAATCAATTTATGATAGAGGGAATAATACAATTGATGGAATGCCAGTTGCAGACCTTAAATCACTTGATAAGGGAACATTATATGCCGGTGATTTTGACTATATGTACTACGGAATCCCATTTGGCATGAGCTACAAGTTAGATGAATCGGCACAGCTTTCAACACTGACTAATGCCGATGGAACACCAGTCAATCTGTTTGAGCAGGAATTAGTGGCTTTGAGAGTAACAATGGATGTTGGTTTCATGATTGTAAAAGACGAGGCATTTGCTAAGTTGACATCCGGTTCTCTTAAAACATTAAAAGTAACCAGTGCGGCCGGAACAAAGGCTGGAGACACTAAGGTTACCGTAACACCAACAGCTACCGATAGTAATACATACAAGTATAAAGTCGGAGAAAATCTCGATATGCCGGTAAAAGGACAGAACGTAAAGGGATGGACTGTATGGGATGGTTCTTCTGATATCACCGCTGAAACCGGAAAAGAGATTGTAATTGTTGAATGCGATGCCAAGTACAAAGTAGTTGGTGCAGGAAAGACAGAGGTAACTTCGAAAGCGGGGGTGTAAATGTATAGAGTAATCAGAGAATTTGCAGATTTAACAGATTCAAAGAAAATCAAAGAAGGAGAAATCTATCATAATTATTCTGTCGGGGATGTGTATCCTCGACAGGGCAAAAAAGTAGATGAAAAACGTATTAAAGAACTTCTTGGAGCAGAAAACGCAAGAGGAGAACCACTGATTGAAGCGGTACAGGAAGGTGATGTACAGTGACAGACATCGTTTTATTAAGCGATTTAAAGGAATTATTAGGACTCCCAGAAGAAGAACATAGTCTTGACCGAAGATTGACATTAATCCTTACAGGGACAAAAAAACGGTTAAAGTTTCTTCTTGGAGGATTAGATCCACCAGATGAGATGGATTATATTATTTTGGATGTTTCAATTATTCGGTATAACAAACTTGGTTCAGAAGGGCTTTCTTCCCACAGTGTTGAAGGAGAAAGCCTTTCCTGGTCTGACAATGATTTCTCTGGATATATGGACGATATCAATGCTTATCTTGACGAACGAAACAAGAACAAAAGAAAAGGGGGATTCAAATTCTTATGAGGTACGGCACACAAGTATTTTTTCAGAAACGAGTTCCAGGGGCATATGATTCTGATACGGGAAATTACGAAGAGGATAAAATTCAGGAAACATTAAAATACGCCTCTGTCATGGACACACAAACAAAGATGCTTAAATTAGTCTATGGCAGCATAAAGCAGGGAAGTCTTACGCTACACATTCGGAATCATTATAAAGAAAAATTTGATTACATCCGTATTGGTGAAAAGATCTATAAGGTTGATTACACAAGAAAGCTTCGGACAAAGCAGACGTTTATTGTGTCGGAGGTGGCTTGATGTCAGGAATCAAAATGATAGGGCTGAATGAACTCCAGAGAAAGCTGAAAGCAAACTGCAATCTAAATGATGTTAGAAGAGTAGTTCAGGTCAACGGAGATGAACTGAATGGAAAAATGAAACGGAAGACAACGACAGCATTTACGAAAGGGTATACGACTGGTGATACGGCCAACAGCATCAATACAGAGATACGGGATGACGGGATGACAGCAGCGGTAGGACCGACAACAGATTACTCGCCTTATGTAGAATACGGGACTCGGTTCATGCAGGCGGAACCGTTCGTAAAACCTAGTTGGGAAGAACAAAAAGAACTCTTTAAAAAAGACATGGATAAACTTGTGAAATGAGGTGAAAAGCATGGATCCACAGCAGGAATTATTTTCCTATTTACTTGTAGCATTAAAAGAAAAGTATCCAGATATCGGGATTTATGACTCATTCCTTCCACCAGAAGGAACACCGTACCCGTTTATCTACCTTGCAGATTCTCATCAGACGGACGATAGAAATAGAACGGTAGCAATCGGAATTGTCTTTCAGACAATCCATGTCTGGCACAATAGTCCAAGACAGCGAGGAACAGTATCGGGCATTCTGTTAGGAATCAAGGATATCTGTTATAAGTTACAGTCAACAAAAAACTTCGGCTGGAATCTTCGAAACATGGATCAGAGGATTTTAGCGGACACAACAACAAAACAGCCCCTCATTCATGGAGTATTAGAACTCGAATTTAAGTTTAATTAGGAGGTACATAGATGAAAAGGTTAGATTTACAGCTTTTCGCAAATGAGGCAGTACAGGGTAAGAAACTTGTCTATCTGTATAGAATCTTATCAGAAGCAGCAAAGGAAGACGGTACAACACTTGCTTTTACGACAGAAAACGGACGTACCAAGTCAAAGGATGCTGACTCTACAGCTACAAAGGATGGTTCAATCAGGACACCGGGAGCAGCGGAAGTAGAGATTACAGCGACTTCCATTTTGAAAAAAGGTGATAAGCTGATTGACAAACTTGAAAAAGCATTAGATGAAGATTCTCTTATTGAGATTTGGGAAGCAAATCTTATGGAACCGGCAGCAGACGGAAACAATAAATTTAAAGGGAAGTATTTCCAGGGATTTTTAACAGAAATCGAATATACAGCAAATGCAGATGAATTCGTAGAAGTATCCCTTACGTTTGGTATTAATGGAACGGGAGAAGACGGAGACATCACCATTACAACAAGCCAGAAGGAACAGGCCTACGCTTTCGCAGATACACCAAAAACAGGTGCCTAAATCATTAAAGGAGGAAGATAAATGTTTGAATTAGAAATGAATGGACAGGTATATCAGTTTAAATTTGGAATGGGATTCTTAAGAGAAGTAAATAAGATGACAACTATTCCAGTAAAAAAAATTCCAGGTAAGGAAATGAACATCGGAATGCAGTATGCATTTGGAGAGTTACTGGATGGAAATGTCGAGACTTTATGCGATGTTTTATTTATTGCAAATAAGGGACAGAATCCTCGATTGAAAAAAGAGGATATTGATATTTATATTGAGGATGAGAACACGGATATAGACGATGTGTTAAAGCAGGTGATTGATTTTTTAAAGTCAGCGAATGCTACGAAGAAAATCACAGCGGAAGTGCTGAAGATGATGGAGAAGCAGAAGAAAGCGGCAGAACTGGAAGCGGCAAAGGAAAAGAAAGCGGAGAAGAAACAGAAGTAAAAGACTTTGAGGAGATATACAAACAGATAGCTCTTGAATGTTTTCAGTACTTAGGATTTAAGAGCTTTGAGGAAGTAGATAGTCTCACAATCCCCGAATGGAAATTATTAAGAAAAGCAATAGAATTGAAACAGGAAGAAAAAGATTATAGAAATCATTTACAGGCGTTTCTGAATTTCAAGGCAAAAGCCAGAAAGAAATCAGGAAGGCCTGTTTTTACTATTTTTAAAAAGTTCTACGACCATGAAGCAAACTTAAGAGAAATCATGAAAGAAGAGAACAAAACAGACCGATTTGCAAGAGTAAAGCAGCTTTTAAAACGAGAGGAGGGATAGACTAATGTCAGAATCATACAGTGTAGAGGCGATACTTAGCGCAAGAGATGCAGGATTTACTGCCGGGATGAAAGCTGCACAGAAGTCTACAGAATCTCTCGGTTCAATACTGAAAAAAGGAATCGGATTCGGAGCTTTTGCGGCAGCAGGGGGGCGAGCATGAAGAGGAGCCATACGGAA